AATGTAACTACTGAAGCACAGAACCTGCAAAACATTGCTGGCTTCCCCACCACTGCTGAAGACATCCTGATGATGGGTGCCCAGATTCGTTTGGTTTCTCCTCGTGAAGTGAAACGCAACTTCACCGAGTCACAAGGCGACACTCGCCGTGCAGATGAAGTACCTACAGGTTCAGTGTCTAGTTCTATTAACAACATTATCCGTATGCGCCGTGACCGTATCACTGCTGAAGCGGCACGACTTGCAAGGCAATACCCCACTTTCCTTAGCAGGGTTTAACTAATGGCGGTAACTACATTTACCCTGCCGTATTTCGGTACTCCACCATATTTCGCTGGTATTAGTTCAAACTCGGATTTAGTTCCTAGTATTTTTCCTGTAGCCGTTGATGGTCGCCCGTACATGATTGACCAGAAGTCAGGAAAGTTTCAACGGGGTTATGAACAGCGTGTTCGTGACTCTACGGATGATTCAACTAGCCCTGGTGAGGGGGCTATTAACCCTGGTGGTTTGTGGCGCAGAGGGCAGGACTCTTGGCATGCTGGTGCGGGGCAAGCCTATGCGGATATGAATGATTCTGCGCCATATCGGTTTTATAAATCTAAAGGTGTGAACCCTTGGGATAAGGGACAGTTAAGTCTTTTGAACACCACTAAGCGGTCTTTGGTATCTGCTAATACAAACTTGTTTACTTGTGTTGTTGAATCAGGTGGCACCCAGTACCTGTATGTAGCAGATGGTGGTGTTGTCAGGTTCTCTAGTAATCCTTTTGCTGCCACCCCTACTTGGACCGCCATCACAACAGGGTCGCCTACCACATTGCCAACAACTGCTATCACTGGTTTGGAAACCAACGGAGAGAATGTTTTCATTGCGTGGACAAGCAACGACATTTGGTACACAACACCAGGTTCAACCACCGCCACATTCTTCTATCCAACATCAGGAACAGATGACCAAACCTACAACGCTTTTGGCTTTGCAAAAGGTCGTGGATTTGCAGCGGTAAACCAAGACCTCTACCAAATCGGTCTCGGCTCAGGCAGCCATACTATTTTCTTTGACAACCCTGACACAACATTCCGATGGGCAGGCGCAGCACCAGGACAAAACGCTGCATACGCCGCAGGACATGCAGGAAACAAAAGCCTTGTCTACAAAATCACCATCAAAGCCGACGGAACACTTGATGTCCCAGTTGTGTCCCTTGAACTACCAGTTGGTGAAATAGTCACAGCCATCCACGGCTACCTAGGATTCATAGTTATAGGTTCAAACAAGGGCGTTCGTTTTTGTAGCACCGATGCACAATCAAACCTTGTCGCAGGCTCACTTATCCCCACCACTGGTGCGGTCTACGACTTCACATCAGAAGACCGATTCGTTTGGTTCACATACAGCAACTACGACGGAACCTCTACAGGTCTTGGTCGTCTAGACCTATCAGTATTCATCTCACCAAACACCCCTGCACATGCGACAGACCTCATGTATACCAGCACATCAGATGTTAAATCTGTAGCAACCATCAGCGGGAAACGCATCTTCACAATCTCTGGTGTAGGGGTCATCGTTGAAGATACAGCGAACCTTGTTGCTTCAGGAGAAATAGAAACAGGGACATGGCGTTGGGGTATCCCAGACCGCAAGTTCATCGCCAAGGTAGATACCCGTTCCACCCCACTCGTGGGTGCTATTAGTTCGTACCTGAAAATTGACGATGGGAATTATGATTCTATTGGTCGGTGGGCTACTGTTAGCGACACCGAAAATTCTTTTAATGGTTCCGACGCTAAAGCAATTGAAGCAGGATTCAAGTTTGTATTAGAACGGTCTTCTTCAAACGCTATTGAAGGTCCCACCTTCACCCGTTGGATGGCTAGAGCCTATGCTGCCCCGTTCCGTTCACAGGTCTTCTCTGTCCCTATCCTCTTGCATAAGTCAGTAACCGTCAGGGGCAAAGAGTATTACTACGATGTTTATGGGGAACAGAGTTTCTTTGACGGGCTGATTCAGTCTCCCCGTATCACCACCCTTCAGATTGGTTCCTCTATTCATAGTGTCATCCTTGAGGATACGGTCTGGGAACCTGCGGATTCTACGGGTAACGGTTGGGCATTTGATGGAACACTTGTAGTAACCTTGCGTTCGGTAGAAAACTAGGAGTTTTATGGCAGTCAATGGTAAAAGCAGAAGGTCGTATAAAGGCGCAGCCGTACCCAACACGCTTGGTTCTCAACTTCTTGCGGGTGTTAAAAGCATAAATCTTTCTGTTGCAATGGTTGGCTTCCCCAATGACGGCGTTCCTTTTTTTGTGGTTGTTGAACCTGGCACTGCTAAGGAAGAAAAGATTTGTGTTAAGTACAGTACCTCAACACTTCTTACTGTCGTAAACCCTGCTGACACTTCTGTATGGGGTGAAGATGTGTTGGGTCGTGGGGTGGATAACACTACCGACCAAGACCATGCCGTAGGTTCTGTTATTTATCCTGTGTTCACCTCTATTGAAGCCAACCATGCAAACGAGTTGGTGTCTAAGTACGCCAATGCTGGTTCTGTTGTGTATCAAGGTTCTGGTACGCCAGGAACCTTCACTGAACTCCCTATCGGTACAGCGTCTCATGTCTTAAGAGTTAACAGTGGTTTGCCACAATGGGGTCAAGTTGGTAGTGACGGCATTGCTGAATCTGCTATTACTACAGGCAAAATTGCTGATGGTGCCATCATGAATGTTGATGTCAATGCTTCTGCTAATATCGCTTATAGCAAATTGTCTTTGTCTAACTCCATTGTTCTTGGCGACCTTGCTGCAGCATTGGTTACTTATCTTGTTCCTGTAGGAACCATCAGCGCTTACGCTGGTGATACTGCACCTAATGGTTGGTTGATGTGTGACGGCACAAGCACCTCTGGATACACAGCGTTGGCTGCACTTGTTGGGGCAACAACTCCAAACCTTCGGGGTAAATTCCCTATGGGTAAAACTGGTTCTGGCACAGGCAGTACATTGCTTGGGTCGGGCGGGTCTAATACTATTGGTGAAACACAACTACCTTCTCACGCCCATAGTGCTGGAACTTTGGCTGCGGACGCTGTCGGCACTCACGGTCATAGTGGTGGAACAAATTATGGTGGAGAACATAACCATACCTACAACCAGACAACCGTTTCACAAAGAACAGTATTTAATGCTGCAGACCAAACAGACGATGTGGTTCTAGCCTTCGTTTCCTCAAATACATCAACTGCAGCAGACCACTTCCATATTATTGGTCAAGACGGGGCACATGGTCATACAATTTCTGGTGCTACCGCCACTAAAGGTTCAGGCGTTGATTACTACCAGCCATTCGTTTCCGTCAACTACATCATCAAATACTAGGCTAAGATACCCACCATGATTACAATACAAACACTCGTCCTCCGAATCTTTGGGGTATTCGGCTCATCCGCACTCGCAGCCGTAGCAGGTGGCGCAATCTTCGGAGTTGAACTCTGGAAATCAGCAGCCATCGCAGGTGTAGTAGCCGCAGGTAAAGTAACTGAAGCGTTGCTTCGTTCATGGTCTGAAGATGGCAAGTTAACTAAAGAAGAAGTTGCAGCAGCCTTCGGCAAAAAGGCGTAGCCGTTACGCCCTGATAGGGGTTGTACTTTCCATACTGTTCCTAGCCTCTAGTGCTAGTGCAGAAAATCCAATCATCACTGGTATCACTGATTACTGGTTTGAATATACCGAGCCGACACAGTTTGAGGCACGGACATACATGGTTGACGGGCATCCGTCTGACCCTCAACTGTGGCTATACGACGAGCAAGGTGTTTTACTTGTCAGCGTTGACGACCATTTCGGTTTACAGTCATACATCTCCAGAGAGGTACAGCCTGGTCGGTACCGTCTGCGGGCGGGTACTTGCTGTTGGCAACCAGATATTTGGCGTGGAGGTAACGGCTGGAATGAACGGTATGAGTTGAGTTTCAATGGGGAACCAGCGAATACCACCTCTACTACTGAGGAGCCGACTACTACCACTTCGTCTACTAGCACGACCTCTACTTCTACCACCTCTACGACCAGTACCACCACAACATCTACGACTACTACAACCAGCACGACATCTACAACTAGCACTACATCTACGACTAGTACGACATCTACAACCCTTGCACCAACGACCACAACAACGCTGCCACCAACAACAACCACGGTACGCCCAACGACAACAACCACATCGTCTACCACCACCACAACAGTAACGCCCACAACAACCACAGAGTTGCCAACAACCACCACATCTACTGTTCCCATTCCTCAAACAACTGTTGCTCCATTGCCTGTGCTAACCACGACAACGGTACCCATGCCAACAACTTCAACAAGTACATCTACTACCTCCACTACAACAACGACGACAACGCTACCACCAGTGGCTGTGCCCCCTGTCGTAAGTCCTGAAGTGGCTGTGGCTTTAGCCACCAACCCTGAAGCGTTGGCTACCATCACCGCTGAAGAAGCAACCCAAGTCTTTGACGCTCTGGTAGTTGATGACTTAAGTGAGGAACAATTGGTTGCCCTTGTCTCGGCAGTTCAGGATGCACCCGTTGCTGTCCGTGAATCATTTGAGAAGTCAGTCAATGTTTTCAGTGGCGCAGTAGATACCTATGTCCCCATCGGTTCAACGGTACCTGTCAGTACCCGCCGTGCCCTCATCGCCATCACAATCATGACCTCCCTCATGGTTATACCAACTAAACGAAAGTGATAAAGTACAACCTATGCGTAAATATCTAGGAGCCATCATCAGCCTCTCGCTGTGGTTAACCAGCACTGGACTTATGCTTATCACCCTGTCTGGGGATACGCTCAGTAAGGCTCTATACATTAGTGCAGTTGCCTTCGTTATAAACATAATTGCTATTGCCGCTGGCATCGGTATAGACGAGGAATAAAATGCGCAAGTACAGTTACTACCCTGCTTTTGACGGCAAAGGCGCACAGCCTGGAACCGAGAAACTATCTGCGCTTTGTGCTGCCCGTTGGAAGACAAAGAATCTGGGGATTTATTCCCCAAGATTGATGCGTAACTCTCACACTGAGGGCAAGAAGATAGGCGACCCTGGCATGGAGAAATACCTGAGTGTCCATGCTACTGGGGCTGCGGTAGATATCGGTTACTCTGACCGCAAGGTTGGCGTAGCCATGTGGGATTGGTTCATTAAGTACACCAAGGAACTAGGCATTGAAGAGATGCATGACTACGCATTTGATGCAAACCCTAAGGACAAGAACAAGGGCTACGGAAGAGGCTTCCGTTGCTCAAGAGGAGAAAATTCTAAGGGGGTCAAGGTGTTTAGCGAGTCCGATAATGCTGGTTCATTCGGCGGTTTTTGGTTGCATTTAGAAATTTCTCCAGAGATGGCTAAGGACGCTGAAAAATTTGAAGCAGCGTGGCGTGCGCTACCTAAGCCTGCATAATGGACATCGTTAGTGTTCTCGCTACAATTGCTGGGTCTATTGTTTCTATCGGCGTTATCTATCGTGGTGTTGTTAGACCAATTTTTCGGTGGGCACAACGACTAGATAAAGCAATCACTACTGTTGAGATGCACATGAAAAACAATGGTGGTGCTTCATTGCGTGATGCTATTGACCGTATAGAAAATCGTATTACAAAACTTGAGGACTTTGTAACGAAGCCTCGGTAGTGATAGAGTCTTAAGTCCTATGACTAACGAAGCGATTGAAACTCTCCTCCATTTCCTATCTAAAATCCATGTGCAACCAGCACAACAAGACCAGTTCTTCTGGGCTGTTAAACAGTTAGAAGCCTTACGCACCAAGCAAACGCAAGCAGCCTAAACCTCTACTATTATTGAGGCATGGCAAATACCCGTGACCTTTTTATGTGCCCGCAATGCGGAGAGATGTGGCTGTCAAGAACGGGGCGGTACTGTGTTGAGTGCCGAGTGGAAGGGGAACCTCTTGATGACCCAACAGACGACTGAGTTCGCACCGCAAGAATACCCTGTCGCTCTCATCTACTGGGCTGATGCCTGTGGTGGTGATGCAGGTTGGTTAGCACTTGACGAAGTAGAAGACGACGGTGAAGTAATGGTGCAGTCAGTAGGCTTTCTTATACCTGTTGGCGATGCTGGTTCTAAAGAAAACCACATGACTTTACTGCAAAGTATCCACGATGGCGAAGGTATCAACTTGTTTTATATCCCTGTTGCAATGGTCAGGAAAATTGTTTTACTAAACGCTTGACATTGACACACCCCACCTGTACTCTGTGACGCAACAACTGTTACACAGAGAAGGGGAAGTTAAATGACTTTCAATCGTTACCGTATCCACAAAGAACCACACGGTTCACAAGCATGGCTGAATCAGCGTTACATGGATGAGCAAGGCAACCGCCGTATCTCAGCCAGTGCAGCAGCCGCTATCTATGGCTTGCATCCTTTTGTAAAGAAAGACCATTATGCAGCCGAACAACTATCAGGTGTGGCACCTACACCTATCACCCCTAATGCGGCGATGGAGACAGGCAACCGCCTTGAAGACACCATCATCTCATGGGCTGGCGACAGGCTCGGTGTTGAATTTGAAACACCAAAGGAACTGTTCTGTTACGACACAGACAAGGGTTGTCATCTCATCTCCACCCTTGACGGATGGAACGAGGAGACACGCCACATCCTTGAGGTCAAGACCACGAGCCGTGAGTATTCAGGTACCTTGCCTGATTACTGGCGCATCCAAGGCATCACTCAATACATTTGTGCTGACGCTAAGCGTGTGACATGGGCTGTATTTGACAACACTCTGCGTCTCACATTGGTTGAGCAGGTCATCACCGAGGAAGAAGTTGCTGAACATATTGAAGCGGTGACCGAGTGGTTGAATAGTGTTGAGTTAGGCATGACACCAGCAGGTGTTAAGTGGTCTTATGAAACCATGCAGACTAGGTATCAGCGTCCCGTGTCACGCACGGTTGAGTTGCCTAGTGAAACTGCTGACTTAATACAGAGGTTGCGTCATGTACGCAATGAACTTGCATCGTACAAGCAGTTAGAAGATGAATTAAAAGCAGAGGTTTGCGAGTTGCTAGGTGACGCAGACACCGCTATATTGAATGGTGTCACGGTTGCGACATGGAAGGGACAGAAGCGGGAATCATTTGACTCCAAAGCACTACGCCTTGCCCACCCCGACCTTGCCAAACAATTTATTAAAGAAGTACAAACCCGTACATTTCTCTTGAAGGGAGAAAAATAATGGAAACAGAAAACACCAATGAACTACTAAAGGTACTGAATAAGTACGCAGTACCAGACCCGAAGATTGTAGGCAAACTACCCAAGGGCGGAAGTTCCTTGTCCTATGTCGGGCACGCAGACATCACTCGTATCTTGATTGAGATTGACCCACATTGGCGGTTGGTTCCTATTGCATGGGACAACGGACGACCAGCAATGAATGTTGTGAATGACATGGCAACCATGTGGTTTGAACTTACCTTGCTCGGCACAGCACGCCTTGCTATCGGGTCAGCAAAATCCAATGCTCCTGACCTAGACAAAGTTCTATATGGAGATGCGTTACGCAACGGAGCCATGCGTTTCGGTATTAGTCTTAACCTTTGGACGAAGCAGGAATGGGAAGACCTAGACCACAACCCAGCCCCATCTAATCCACGCCCGACAGCCCCCGCCAGTGCCCCTGAGCAGGCTCCTAAGCAGTCCAAACCCAAGACCTTAACCCCACTGTCACAGGCACAGATTGACCAGTTCAACACCGCCTGTGAAGCCAAAGGTATAACACCCCTAGCGGTAGCCCTCAACGCTGGCATCCCCGAAGGTACCCCTTGGATGGAGTCACACCTCCCAGCCCTACGGTCAGCGTTCAAAGAACTTGCATCATTCAAGGACGGCGAGTGATGGCTAACAAAAGAACAGTAGACCCCACCGCTAGTGAAGCATCAGCCCACATCATCGGCTTGCGTGTCACACCATCACAGTTAGAACAGATTGCTTTCTTATGTAAGCAACGAGAAACAAAACGGTCACAACTATTCCGTGACTTAATCCGTCAGGAACTAGAACGAGAACTTGCTAAGTAATGTCCAG